GTTAAAAATATGTTGAAATTGAAATTAGTAAGTCATTGTAAAACAATGAGTTAATAAGAAATATGTTGAAAATGTTGAAAATGACCCCGTTTTAAAAATAAAAAAAAAAAGTTGCACGTAGTAAAGAGAGAGAGAGAATAGGGACCATGTGTTTTCAACATTGACATAATCACCATGATCTCATCATGATGATTTTGAAAATAGTTTATGGTGGTTTCATCCTATTGCATGAGCAATGTTGTTGGTGTATATTTGTCAGCGAATAATAAATCAAATCAAATTCAAATATGACATTAGGGTATTCTCCGAAAGAGTTATCATTTGACGAGCAAGGCAGAGCCAAACTTGTTAGTGGTATCAAGAAACTTTCCAAGGCTGTTAAGAGCACATTGGGGCCTAACGGCAACACGGTGTTATTGGAATCACCGAATCACACACATGGGTTGACGGTCACTAAGGATGGTGTAACTGTTGCCAAGTCGATTGACTTGTTGGACCCGATTGAGAACTTGGCTGTAAGGATCATGAAGCAGGCGGCTGACCGCACGGCGTCGGATGCAGGTGATGGTACGACCACGAGCATTGTGCTGACGGAGGCGATCATCATGAACGGGTTGGAGTACTTAAATGAGAAGTCATTGAACCGGTCGCAGTTGTTGAGGGAGTTGGTGGAGGTGAGTGAGAAGGTGGTGGAAGTGTTGAAGAAGAAGAGCAAGAAATTGACGAACTCGATGCTTACGGATGTGGCTACGATTTCTGCGAACAATGACAAGAGCATTGGTCAGATCATTGCGGAGGTTTACAAGGATGTAGGGAAGAATGGTATTGTTACGGTTGAGAAGAGCCAGAGCACTGAGACGATCGCCGAGACCACGCTGGGATTGAAGATTGACAGGGGGTATTTGAGTCCGTTATTTATCAATGATCAGAAGAAGGACGAGTGTGTGTACGAGGATGTGATGGTGTTGGTGGCTGACATGGAGATCAGCAACATCTTGCAACTTGAGTTGGTATTGAAACCAATCATACAGGAGAACAAGCGGTTATTGTTGATTGCGCCATGCAATGCGAACGTTGTGAATACGTTGGCTGCGAACGTGATGAAGAACAATTTGAAGATTGTGGCTATCCAGCCACCGAGTTTTGGGTACAAGCAGCACGAGTTGATGCAAGACATTGCGTTGAGTGTGGGTGCGACCTACTATAGCGAGAAGACGGGTGATGATTTGAGCCTTGTGAACTACTCTGACTTGGGTCATGCGGCCCGGGTGATCGTGTCATCTGACAAGACCATCTTGTTGAAGTCAAATTTAAAGGCAAATCAGGCGGCGATCGATGAGAGAGTGGCTCAATTGTGGCAGGCACACAGCCAAGCGACGAAGAAGGCGGACAAGGACTTCCTGCTAGAACGCATAGCCTCCCTCACGGGAGGAATAGGCGTGATCTACGTGGGTGGAAACACCGACTTGGAGCAGAAAGAGTTGTACGATCGTGTCGATGACGCGGTATGTGCGGTAAGATCTGCGTTAGAGGAGGGCATTTTGCCGGGCGCAGGACGCGCGTTACACGAGATTGCTACCCAACACCCCATCTTCCAAGAGATCTTCGCTCACAGCGCAGAGAAATCAGCCGCAATCGCCATTTTGAGAGAGGCATTGCGCGCGCCGTTGGATCAAATTCTACAGAATGCCGGTATTAATCCGCAGGACGTGTACGACAACACGGAGGAGAGTGGCTTCGGGTACAACTTGAAGACGGGTGAGCACGGTGACTTGATCAAGATGGGTGTAATTGACCCGTTGAAGGTGACAAGGTGCGCGCTGCAGAACGCCATCAGCGTGGCTGTAACCATTTTGTCTACCAATGCTATCGTGACGATGGCAAGAACCTACGAGGCACAGTAGTAAAGTTATATGTTCTCACGAGCATACCGTCAGATCTGCTCGTGGGACTTTGTTCTTTGATTTATGGGGAAGAATTGGAATCGACAGTATCGATTGGGTTTGGTGTTCACGCAGAGAGGGATCTCTATAATCATTCGAAGAAAAAAATAAACGGCAACGTAGAATTATCAACAATGGCTTTTGAAGACGCTATGTCTTTCGTTTCTAACGAATACAAGGTAGCGGCTTAAGCCACGGGGAGTCATCCCTTGGAACAGAAAATGGCAAAATTTGTTTTGCTGGTTATTCCAAAACCAGATGGTGGAATTGAAATACGGTGCAGGGCTTGCCCAGTACTAGGCGTGTAAATAAAGACATCGAATTGCGACTTTATCTGGACGGGGGTTCGAGGCCCCCCTTCTCCACAACATGGCGCAGTGGCGGAATGCAATACGCAAGGTACTACAAACGGGAAGTGTACATACCCTACCTACAAATTACAGGTTCAAGTCCTGTCTGCGCTTCTAAATGAATAAAACTTTTCAGCCAATAGGCAAGTACATTGTCATCTCCAACATTGAGGAGGAGATCAAGACAGACGGAGGGCTACTATTGTCAGCCCAAGACACGAGTGAATTTCGCTATAAGAAGGCGAAGGTGATTGAGGCTGGCACTGATGTGTCTGTGATCAAGTCGGGTGACATTGTGCACTACGACAAGAGCCACAGTTTCACGATGGTGATACAGAACCACCACTACACGATCATACAGGAGAGGGACGTGGTTATTGTCCTCTAGCCTTTCTGATACGTTCGTCTCTGAGTCTTTCTTTTTCTAGGGCGGCCTTTAGTTCGGCTTGCTTTAGTCTGGTCTCTTTGATTTCATCGACCATATCCCCGATAAACTTACGGTATCTGCGGTCCATGTAGCGCCTACGGGATCGGTTCATGCGGCAGGTACCGGTGGGGAAGCCATCACCATTGAGGATTTTGTACAGGCTGGTGACAACGCGTTGGGTTTTCATGGTGACTTCGTAGACATCGCGCATGCCGTACTTGTTACCGGATCCAAGTTTGTTGATCCATCCGCGTTCGGTGAGTCTCTTTAATCGTGTGAGGCTCCAAGAGAACAGGCGCTCATATTTCTCAAACTGGTAGTTGCTAAAGTACTTTTCATCGTGGATATAGAACAGGATATCCAGATCTTCTTGTGCTAATTCATACTTCTGCAGGGCGTATCTACGTACGACCCTCCAGTACTTCATGTAGTTATAGTGAGGCGCTTTCATTTAATTTGATTTGATTATATTTGTTGCAAAAATACTACAATCATGAAACCAAAGAAGCCTAGTTTTAATTCTTCTGAGTTGCCATCTCCTAAAGGCATCACTGCGAAACCAGCAAAAATGAGAGATGCGTCTCCTAATTTTGTCAATGATAGAGTTATGGTTCCAACGGAAAATTTTTGGGAAAGAAGAGCCAAAAACGAAGACCCGGGGACAAATCCAGAAAACAAGGATGTGCCAAAAATTAAATACAGAGAAGCCGGTGGGAGACAAAGAGGAGTAAGGCTTCAAACCATGACAAAAGAAGGGAAATTTGAGTTTACGTATCCTAAGAATTTTGAAACAAGTCCAGACGTATACCCAGACAAGAGTTATTCGATGGATAAAAAAAGCGCCTCATCTATGCCCGTTAAGAACGAGCAATTGAACACAATCATGGACAAGAACAACAAGAACTTGAAGATCGGTAATGCCAAGAAAGTAGAAAAATACATAAAATAAAATAATCATGAAAGCTACAATGAAAAAATCAGTTTCCGTTAAGTCGGGCAAAACTCCTGTTGCTAAGGCAGGCGCAAAGAAAATGATCATGGGCATGGCCAAGAAGGCTGAGTCTAAAAAGAAAGGTTATTAATGGCTGACAAAGCAAGAATGGCGTGCAACCGCCCGGTTCCTTCAGACAGACCGGGTAAGAAGAAGATGGTGAAGGCTTGTGCCAACGGGCAGGAGAAACTGATCCATTTCGGGGCATCAGGATACAAGTCGAACTACAGTGCCGAGGCTAGAAAAAACTTCAGATCACGCCATTCTTGTGAAACGGCTACAAACAAATTAACTCCAAGACATTGGGCATGCAAGGCTCTATGGAGTCCGGGAAGCCCTAAATATTTGAAAGGTAAATGAGGTATTTTGTTTACAAGACCACTTGCTTGCCAACTGGGAAGTACTACATCGGAGTCCATTCTGAGCGGAGACAATCAGATGGATATATCGGTTGTGGTATTTGCAGTGATGGCACTGCAGTGAACTTGAAAAACAAAAAAATAAAATCTGCATTGATTGATTCTGTGATCAAGTATGGTTACAAGAACTTCAAAAGGGATATCATAAAAGAATTCTCTTCAGTGGATGAGGCTTATGACTTTGAGAAGCAATTGGTTACCAAGGATGTGGTGAATAGCAAGCAATGTTTGAATATCAAACTAGGAGGGATTGGTGGAGTATCTGTTAGTACTTGCAAGAAGATTGATATATTGGATTGCATAACTGGAGAGACAATTTCTTTTGATTCTCAAGCGGAGTGTGCAAACTTTCTTGGCTTACAAAATGTTAGTGGGAATAAAAGATTTAAAGGCGGCTTGTATGTGGTCAAGGGAAATGAAATTCCAATTACCCTAAAGAGACCAAATGAAGCCCCCATTCATTTTTACGATATTATGCAGGCAGTAAAACATTCAGGGTGCGAACCTGATAAATTAAAAATGCTTATGTCTGGCAAAAGGAAGTCATGCAAGGGTTGGTTCTTAGGAGACTTTGATTTTAATTCGTCATTTTACAGACACGCTAAAAAAATAAGAAAGTCATTATGAAAGACGCGTGCTACAAAAAAGTCAAGGCGCAGTATGATGTGTTCCCATCGGCACGGGCATCGCAAGCGATAGCCAAGTGCAGGAAGGGATCGGGTGCTGTGAGGAAGAGCGCGGAGGGCACGAGTCTGAAGCGGTGGCAGGCGGAGAAGTGGGTGGACACGAAGAGTGGCAAGGCGTGTGGGGCAGGCGGCAAGAACGAGTACTGCCGTCCGACCAAGAAGGTGTCGAGTCAGACACCAAAGACAAAGAGTGAAATCAGTCCATCAAAACTAGCCGCGAAGAAAGCGGAGAAGTCTAGGGTTGGTATGGGCAGAAGAGTTTCAAAAGTTTAATTATATTTGCAACATGGACAAAAGCAAAGGATTGGGTGACACCATTGAAAAGATCACTACTGCCACCGGTATTAAGAAGGTGGTGGAGACTGTCGCTGCTGCTACTGGCAAGCCTTGTGGCTGCAAGGAGCGCAAAGATACATTGAACAGAATTTTCCCATACGATAAAGAAAAATAATCATGGCATATCAGAAACTTCAAGCATATAGGGCT